TGTTTTTTAGTAGGAGCAAACTTATATAAGTCGTATTCACTTCCACATCTCTCACATTTCAATCCTTTTTCGACATGAGTAGGTTGATATTTTTTTAAGCTTTCGTTTATCTTTTCGCTGAATAGTGGTTTCATAATATCCCTCTAATCCCAATAACTTTCGTCGTACTTCATGCGTTCTAATTGATCCGTGCCAGTTGGTTGTACTTTTTGATTGAGGTATCCCTCAAATTTATTGCCAAAAAGTGTTTCTGGTCTAAGGTATTTATCGCTATCCGTGTTAAGCCACTCAGCTGTTTTAATATCAATTACCTTTTTAAAATCCTCCAACCTAAAATCTTGATTCCATCTTGCTTTAATAAAATCTTTCGTTTTAGTTGTATTATGTTTAAACTTCTTGCCGGTCTTTTCGTTTAGATAATCAATAATCTCTTTGTATGGGATGCGTGTCGGGTTGCCCGACAATATATCTATTCTATTTATATTGTTATTACTTGTATTATTAATACTTGTAATATTCTCTTTGACATTTGCGTCAATAGGGGTATTGACAGAATTATCAATAGGGGTATTGATTTTTGCGTCAATAGGTATTGACGTTTGCGTCAAGGGGTACATCTTCCTTTGTTTAACTTCATTACCTTCTTTGATAATTTCGATTTTTAGATAACCAAAGTTGGTAAGGTTCGAAATTCTACGAGATATAGTTTCCTTAACAACGTTGTATAAAGTTGCAAAGTAACCATTACTTGCTGTGCAGTATCCGTATTTGTTACTTAAAGATGTTATTTCTGCAAAAAGTAACTTTTCGCTGTCAGTAAGTCGGTTATCGTATCTGACATTTGCTGTAATTATTGAGTAGTAACTTGGTTGGTCAGTCATGTTGATTCTCCTTTCTGGTATAATTTTGTTATCGCTACTGCGTTAGATTGGGGGTGAATAATTATGGATCCTATTTTAGGTAAAGGTATTGATAAAATTATTCAAGGTGCTGCAGATGGACCTATCAAAACATTAAATTCTACTTGGGATTTAATTTTTGGTGGATATCATAACTGGGTTGCTAAAATACAATATAAACGAGAATTAGACTTGACTGACTTTAAAGCTAATATTGAATCTAAGGTAAAAAAGATACCTGATAATAATCTACAAGAACCTGAACTTTCAATAATTGGACCCGCTATTGAAAGTTCTAAATTTTATATTAGCGAAAGAGTAATAAGAGATCTTTTCTCTAATTTAATTGCATCTGCAATGGACAATCGCAAAACAAATGACGTACATCACTCTTTTGTTGAGCTTATTAAACAAATGTCACCTAAAGATGCAATATTGTTTAAATTTCTATGCAATCAAAAAGTTATTCCGGCTGTAAGATACAAATATATACGAGACAATAGTAAGGCAGGCGACTTTTTGTCAGATAGTATTATTTCTAATTCACCAATCGATTTAAATTCAACAGAAATTTCATTAAATAATTTAGAAAGAATTGGTTTATTAAAAATTGACATAGGTCTAAATTCTTATACTAATGAAAATCTTTATGAAAGTTTTGATGATCCCAAAATAATCAATAATTATATTCAAAAATATGAAAAAGAAACTTACAAAAAAGTTCGTGATGTTTTTAATATGATTAATCATTTTGGTATAGAAAATATATCTCGTTACTATAATTTATCTATCAATGAAGTTTATACAATTGTAAAACCTGCCTGTATTGAGTATGACAAGGGGTACATTGAAATTACCTCTTTTGGCAAAGCATTTGCCAAATGTTGTTTTTAATATCTAGAAAATGGTTTTCCTACAGCTTTTTTATAATTTCTAACATTCCTAATCTCTTCCGCCAAGATGACGATTAGGAGTGCTATTTTTATTACTCTTAGTCTATTCATTCATTTTTCTCTCCTTTCAACATTTTATTGAGCCTCTCATCAACTTTTATCCACGAGTCATGCAAGTGGTATTTATCATCAAACGACTTAACGCCAATCGCATGTTGCTCGTTGTGATGTTCGCGACATAACGCTAATACATGTTTGTCGTAGTGATTCATCTTATTTCTGTTCATACCTCTACCGACTGCTTCGTAATGTGCTAGGTCAGCGTGAGGCTTTCCGCATATAATGCAATGACGCGTAACAGTTGCCCAATAAAGATAATTTTTTTCTTCTTTCATCAATTTGCTTGTTTTATAATTTAATGGAATCGCATTTGTAAAAATCCACTCAAACATCGCTTCTATAATTTGCTTGGCTATAGTTCGAGAACAATTTGATAAAGATATGCGTTCTTCATAGCCATACAGAAACTTCACATAATCTTGGAACATTTGTCTCATATAATCTCGAGGCTGTCCTGTATGAGCTTCTATATCGTTACACAATGCGAATATCAATTTGCGTTGTTGTCCAGTGATAGAATTCGGATCTATCACTGAACAATCAACATCAATTGGCTGGTTCAAATCTAGCAACGTTAGCGCTTCATCTGGTATCTCTACACCGGTAACAACTACATCATATAAACCATTGTTATTTTGTTGGTATTTGATGATTTGTGCCACTTAATCACACCCTAGAAAGGCAAATCGTCATCAGATATATCAATAGAATTATTAGTATTTTCAAACGGATTATTATTCACATTAGAGTTGTTAGAACTCTCATTGTTATCATTTTTTTCGTTTTCTTTAATTCCAACTTTTTCATAAACTGCTGTACCTTCAAATTTCCAAAATCTTTTTAATACTGTATTCCATTTATCTTTATAATCATTATATTTTCGTTCTAACTCAATATTGATTGGTTTACCGATTACATCTCGTTCAGTAAAATTAAATTGACCATTATTGTCATCAATGCCTATTGCCTTCAAGAATGTGTATAACCAGTTTTTGGCGAAGTCGTTTGAAGTATCGCCGTTTGCATAATGAGTGAATTCTCCTTCTTCTTTATGAATAAACGTGATTACAAATTGTGGATGTCCATTCTTAGACTCTTTAGATTCGAAGTTTTTAACTTTCACACTGTATTGTCCTGGTTGCATGTAGTTACCTAATTCTTGTGCGCCTTGTAAGTTTAAATTGAAGTTCATAATTAATTACCGTCCTTTTTAGTTTTTTATTAGTTTCCGTTTTGTGCCATATCTATAATTTTTGAAATTGAAGCATTTTTAATACCTGGATTATTGATTGTTATTTGCGGATTATGCCTAACTTTAGTTGTATATAAATTAGAAGGTTCTACAGAAAACACATAATCGTGTGTCGCATTTCCGTTCTCATCTGTATGATCTTTTATAAATGTGTGTCCTATAATGTCGAACTGAGTTACTAAGTTGTTGTGTATTGCCGGTTGTACTTCAATTGATATTCTAGGGTTAATAATTTTTCCGTTCTCATCTTTATCTTCTGAGTTAAGCCCTTCATGTCCTGTAAGCACAACGTGAAATCCGAGCTTATCTTTAACCTTTAATAGGTGCCTAATCGAGTTAACAATTAATTTAGATGCTTCCCCATAATCTTGAATTCTTGCTTTTTTTGACTTGGTGCGTGTTCATCACATGAGTCAGCGTTATATCTCTTAACTTTTGTGCTGTTTCAATTACAACCACATCAAGTAACTTTCCTCTTTGTCTAGCTGTATTTACAATCGATTCAATACTCGCAATTGTGTTTCTAAAAGCAATGTAATTGTCGACTCTCTTCACAAAACCTTGTCGCGTTACTTGAGTACCATCTTCGTGAATATCGATAATAAAAGCGTTGTTTTCTCTAGTAGCTAAAGTCGTCTTGCCGGTTCCTGATTTGCCATATACCATAATTGAATAATAGTTCTGAGTATCTTCGTTAATTTCTTCAATACCTAGTTCTTGTAAAATGTCTTGTTCCTCACTCATCACTTAATCACCAAACTTTCCGTTACCTTTAATTCAGCGCCCGGAATATCTTTGCCAGCTTTCAAATCATCGATTAGTTGCTTAGAATTAAGCTTTGGCGCTTGTGATAGCCAATAATCCTTTGGAATAAGTTTTTCATCGATAATATTTTTACTAGCCCCGTTTTTGCGCTTGTAAATGTGATTAGTAGCTGTGCGGTAACTATCTACTTCCTGTGTTTCTAACATCTCTTTTAAGTGATCTCTTAATCGATCAGTTAAATTTTGTTTTTGTTT